ACCAGTTTTGCAACAGGTATCTTATGGTATCCGTTTGAATCGTTCCACTCCTCTTTATATACGTTTACGATGACTCTCTTTCCTTCTATCATATCCAAAGAAATTAAAGGCAGGAGGTATCTTATTTTACCATTTATTTCCTTTTTATTCAAGGAAATTCCGAGATTTTCGAGGAACTTTTTGTAGTGAATGTTGCTGTTTCTCGATCCTGCGTCATAGTATCTGAACAGTCCTCTGTCCCTTAGGATGCGTCCTTCGAAATCAGGCCCGTTTATTCTATATCGAGGCCAGAACAAATCGCATACTCCACCGCTCTTGGTGGTTTTCTTTATTCTTTTTCGAAGCCCTATTATAGTTGCTTCGTAGGTTCCCGGCGTTATATTGGATTCTATGCCGCTTTCTTCGTAGAATACCCCGCCATCGTCTTCAACGTCCTTGACGAGGTCTTTTATGCCTGCCATCAGGTCTTGATGACGTAGGAGTCTTTAAGGTCTTGTATGCGGTTAAGGGCCTTCTTGTAGTTTTTCGAGTTCAAGGTGCCGTCTTCCATATAACCTCTTATGGAGGCCTCGTCTTTTTCGTTGAGTCCCTTGATGGCTCCGCTGATTTCCTTCTTCCACACTCCGTTCTTGTTCTTTTCGAGAGAGTTTACGTATTTGTTGTCGTCGAACTTGCCCATGAACACGTCGGCATTGAATCCGATCTTACTCAGCCCTTTCGTAAGGGCATCTGTGCTTACTTTTTTGGAAAAGTCGTCATCGACTCGGTTGTTGTGGTGATATCTGATGGAGCTGTTGATGGGCAGAGTTCCGTCGTTTCCGTCGTATTTGTACCAGAGGGTGGCTTGGTACAGGGAAAGCCCAACTTCTTCCATTATGGTAAAATTTTCATCGGAAACTCCCCATCCTATGCCGAAAGGCCCGAACGTTTCAGTTGCCGTTTTGATTTGGTATTGGGCTCCTATTGCCGTGAACCCTCCACGCTGATTTACTTTTGTCGTGAATTCGGGGTCGGTGGTTTCAACCGAGCTCCACAAATCCATGTTCTTTTTAGCCATTGTAGGCCTCCTTTGTTTGTTAAATTGGCGTATTGATGGATTTTTACACTTCGTCCATATCCACTAAAGACCGATGCATCTCGTCGACTTTTTTTTCGACTCGCGTAAGCCTTAGTATTGTGCTGATCGTGAGAAACATGATCAGAACCATCGTAAATTCCCAATAGGGAAAGTATTCGCTCGAGAAAAGAGCTTCCCAATAATATCTCATTCTTGTACTCCTTGTTTTACTTTGTTGGTAATCTTACTCGTTGATGGCATCCCAGAACTTCTTCAGTTGAACAAGTCTTTTTCTATCATGTTCAACCAGTTTTTCGTCTTCTTGCATCTTATCTTTTTTCCGTTCTCTATCATTTTTTGTGTGAGCACTCAATGCCTGATTTGCAATCCTCTTCATAGCGGTTTTACTTCCTTCCGACAATGAAATCTTTCTCAATGCCTCCAAGTATATCTGCATGTGATTTTCAAGATCGAGAAGCATCTCGTTTATGATGCCGTCCACCCTCAACCTGTTGGTCGTAATTTTTTTATCGTTCATCAGTTATGATCTCCTTTATTTTTTTAACGTAGGGGCATGGCAGCATCCTCCAAGCCAACCACACATTTTCAACAGTCATCCCGTTAAAAAGAAGTCTTGCACTTTTGCCCCTAACCATTCAATCCTCCACCGCAAGGTTCATAGAAGTTGCAGTATTTATCGTTGCATTCCCATTTGTAGACGGGAGATATTCCGAGATTCACGTCCGGAATGTTGCCGTCCTTAACAAGTTCGTTTACAGTTGTCCAATATATCATGGCTTCATCTATGAATTCTTCACCAATATCCACTTCTTTCATCTTTGAATTGTCTTTGTTGTAGTAGCATATTTTCATGGATATGCTTTCAAGTTCGTAAAATCTTTTGGCCCATAGCCCGTAGGTGGCAAGTTGTGTAAAGTAATTCGTTGATGGGTTTGGATCGGGATACCTGCCAAACATTTTCTTCCACTTGAATGAATTGCATGTCTTTATGTCATAGAGAACGTGATCGTCTCCTTCAGCATCGAGTAGAGCCAAGTCGATAAAGCCACGGACGTTTAAATCTTCAAGGTATATTTCTTTTTCTATCAGCAATGGGAGTCCATATTGCACGGCGTGGTCGGTAACGGCCTTCTGTACGTCTTCATGAACGAGATTTCCGAGCCTGAACAATCTTCTGGTGGTTTCATCGACTGGCTTTCTTTCGGAAGCATCTATCCGTGTACTGAAGTAATGCTTTCTCGCACATAAACCGGCCACACTGCTGTGAAACCAAGAATTGTCCTTGTACCGTGAGGCGACGTGTTTTTCGTCCAAGCCGACAAGGTACTGATTATATATTGAGCTGAGTTTGTTTTCCGTTTCCATTTCCACCTTTTTGATCCTTTCGGATATACGGAAATTACTTAAATTCATTAAGTTTCAAAAACCTTTTTTTTAAAATATTTATTTTTTTTGGGTAATATATATATAATATAATATATATATCATATATGGCTATAGCCTTGCAAGGCCATAGCCATATACTGCCCTCTTTAAAGAGAACTTACTATTACCAGAATCTTAATTTATTTGAGGTTCTGGTATTGTAGACATCCTCTATTTGACGAAGATATTCGCCTTTGTTGCTTGCCTTTTTTATCGTACTCCCGAGATACTCCATTTTACTCTTCATGCGATTATGATCGTAATCAGAGTGTTTGAAGCAATCCATAAGAGCCAGTACGAAGTATCTGTCCGAACAACGTTCGCACGACTCTTTGAGAGATTCCAGCATTTCCGCCTTTTCCGTAGCTTCCTTCAGGTTGTTTATCTTCATTTCTCCGGTCTTGAACAGGTAGTACATAGAGCCTCCCCATCCATCGAAGAAAATGGCAAACGCCGTCGAGAAGTTCAGGTCGTATTTCTTCATAAATCCGGCAAAAATCCTATAATCGTGAATACCTGATTCTACCCAAGCATTCAAAAAATCATAGGCATTCCACTTGTCCTGCGAATTGTTCAGCTTTGCCACGGTTGATATGTCTATATCTTGCGTAGTATTATACTGAATGGGGATGCCGAGTTCCGAGCACGCAATATATCGGTGCTGTCCGTCGAGTATCTCCATGTCGCCGTTGACGAGAATCGGATAAAACCTCGTAAGGTCTTTTTGCCGTATGGATTTACGGAGTCTTACAACTTTGCTTCGGCTGATTGGTCTGTTCCCCTTGAAAAAAGAGAACTGCGTATAGTCTTTAGTGGAAAACTGATCCACTTTTTGAACTTTACGAGAGCCGATTGCAGCAGTTCCTATGATGGTTCCTCCATTTGTTGTGGAGGTCGTAGTTTCTCTGCTCATTTGATACTCCTTTTGTTGTGTAAATCTAATCCACAGTGAAAATTTGCATAATGCCGTCACTTGAACCAGTTTTACGTTTTCTGTAATCAAGAACGTTCTCCTTGAACGTCTTGCCTTTGTCCATAATTTCTTCGATTTCATCGGCATATTCGTATTCGTCCTTGTCGTATCCATATCCTTTACAGCATTCTCCACAGTATGCGTAACCACCTATGATCACGCCTCCGTTTACTTCATCCCCATAAGGGCCGTTGCATCCGTCGCAGAAGACGCTGTCGCCTAAATTACAGACCTTTTTAAGTTTAAAATCTTTAAAGTTCACGCTTAATTATTTCCTCCGATCTTGCATAAATTACCCAAGCCAAGTATTCGTGATGTATTCCTTTTTTTTTCAAATCATCAGAAATCTCCGTAAAGTAAGACTTTAAGCTTGATAACCTATCTTCATTCTTATTTGTTTTTAGAATTTTGATGACTTTTTTTATTTGACTGTCGCTCAAAATTTCCGATAGTTTTATTTGCAGCATGATTTACTTTCCTTTTATTTTATTTGGGCAGTGAGAGCAATGCTACGTTATGCAGCCTCATGTTATATCCGATCTCTCTTGTACTTCAATTTCAGACATGGAAGGCACGTGTACTTTATTAAGCCATCTGCCCAAATAACATTCATTTAGAGGGGTTGGGAGCGGGAGGAAAAGAGACGAAACCCACTCCCCAAGCTCTGTATTTTTAAGCTTCTCCCCTCGATTTTTTGTCCCATTCGAGGCGACTGAGCTCTGATGTCATCTCTTCGTCCAGCTCTACTTCTTTCGAATCTCTTTCGGAATACCCCATTTCGCTGAGGTCTACAAACGATGTGAACAGTCTTCTGATAAGAGCCGTTTTTTGCTCTCCCACATCCGCACTCACTCCGATTCCAAGCTTTTCTTCTCTTTTTTCCGAACCCCATTCGGCAAGAATTTTTATCTCGCCTTCATCGAGCCCCAGCATTTCAGAGACCTTGTGAATTCCATTTATAAGAATGGACACTATCGTCATTCTTCGAGCCATTTCTTTTTCGTTTGAGGCATCATCATCCCATATGCCGGGTCTTTCGGAAAAATATTTCACAAATGCATCATATTTCTCCTCAGTGCTTTTAAAATTGCTTGAAATTAATTCGCAATCTACGGCCATAGACAAGGCATTCATCCTGTTTACGCTCTCAGTTTGGGATTCTCCCAACTGTGCATCGCAAGGAGTGATGAATTTTCGTTTTTTAACCATTTTGTGCTCTCCTTTTTTCGGTTATTTCATTTTCTTTGCCGTTTTGGCAAACTGTCTTGTATTCGTGATGCCTGAGTAGACAACCAAATTCTTTGTATTGACTGAACTCATATTCTTTGTTATTCTACGTGCAGTATTGTAAATGTGACTTGTCGCATGATCTGCCCCATATTCAGTGCAAAAATAATAAACTTTATTGTGAATGGTGTTTTTTAAGGAGATGCCGGCGGCATCATAGTCGCTGAATATTACGACTACCCTGTTTCTGAACAAACTCCATTGAGAAACTCCGGCAAGTATGTCCTGCGGAGTCAAAAATCTTTCAAATCGTTTTTTTCTGAGACTCCATCGATGCACTATGTGACCATTGGGTGCATCATACATTTCAACGTCTCCATATTCGGCCGCAACTACGGCCATTTTGCTGTAAAAGTTCGAATAATCACTACATGAGGGACTGCTGTCCAAAAGCAGAACTATTCTGCGTTTTTCTCTCGACATGCGACATTTTAGTATGGATTCTCTACTGATCTTGCGGGACATTATCCTGTTGACGTCCCAAAAATCGTCGCCTTCAATCTCTCCTCCAACATTGTCCTCTGCAATTTTTGACATCACTCTTGCAAAATTTGCTGCAATTCTTCTGTCTCTCACCGATTTCAGGTCGTATTTGCCGGGCATTGCCGGGTTCATGTTTATGCGAGACATTCCGTATGCCTCGTCGAATTTGTGTACTTTATTCGCCACATCTCTATTCTTCATGTCAAGTCCGGCTAAAGAATAGGCTCCACTATAAACTGCTTCAACGGATCGAAAAGACGATTTATTGTTGTTACTGAATTTTTTTGCAATTTTTGAAATATTGTTGTGAAACTTGCTCAAGCCGGGGAGCTTGATGCCCCCCGACTTGTTTTTCACTACATTAGAAATAGGCGTGATCTTCGTTTTGATTTTCTTTTTGCACGATATCACCTTCGCCGAGTTGATTTCTGATTTTATCTCGGGCGACGAAAAATCACGCCATCCAAAATTAAGAGTCTTGTGACTTGAATGCTTTTTCAAGTGATTCTATCCTCTTTATCTTTGATTTCATAGATAGTGAAAGTGATGACGAGCTCAACTGTTCATCGCTTCTGAGAAATGCCGCAAACATTACGTGATCATACGATATTCTGGCATAAATGCCGTTTCGCACGAACACTTTGCTGTTCTTACTATTTACTTTCCATCCGCATTTCTGAAGTTTGTCGCTTATGTCGCCACAGTGTTTGAAGCATCTGTACACCGGTATGGGATTGCGAAACCATCCCACTATCGTTTTCATCACCAATCCGTTTACGGCTCCGTCGATTTTCAAAAACGCAGCATATGGGCTGGTTCCATTGTAATCGTAGAACCTGAGACGCATGTTTGTAGCCGTAATCAACAGCCCGTCTTCTACACTCTTTGATTTTGCAACAGTGTGACCATTCAACAGGCTTTCCATGCCTTCGAAATCAACGTAGTTACAGTGCTCCAAAGGCTTCATCATCCGACAAAATCCTTCATGATTTTCCATGCTTTTCAACAAACTGTTGCCTAAACTGTATGTTCCTGAAGCAACATTGGAAAAAATGTCGCACACGGCAACATTCGAAGATTTGTCTGATCCGATGTTTAGAAGAAAATCACCTGAAGCATCGTCGAGAGTGTACGAATAAACGAGGTTTTCGTTTTTGTTCATCTTAAAAAGAGATGCCATTTGCTGCGGAGTGAGTCCTATGGGAGCGACTATTTCCAAACCGCTTTCTTCCCTGTATCTCAAATCGGCATAATTTCCGTTTCTTCCGACATGCCTTCTGGCAATTAATTCGTGCTTGTCTCTTTTGTGAACGTACCACTTCCCGGCAATCATTCTGTTGATCTCTTTGCGAGTGACATATTTGTCGGAGATTTTTATTTCTCCGTCGCATCCTTCAAATTCTCCACTTTTCAGAAGAACTGCAATATCGGTAGACGCAAAATCTTCAAGTAGAAAATTATAGTGCTCCGTTATTACTCCCCATTCCGAAAAGGCTGGAGTTTCAGGGTCTTCGCTGTCAAGATGACTACGCATGACTATGCTGTCGGCCTGTGAACTTCTCTTAATTACTGCAGAGGCATTCTCAGGCACTTCAACTGACTTCTTGAAAGACTCGTTGAACTGAAGCAGTTCGGTAAGTCTGGGCATTTCAGGATTTTTGGAGTTTCTTTTTTTGATTACTTCATCAACTCCATATCCTTCGGCATCTATTTTTGCCGCTCGCCTGACATCGACTCCTTCAACCTGTCGCTGATTGCTCAGCATTTCATGGTTTTCTGGCGTTTTAGTGACATACTGATACACCAAATCGTTCCAATCGGCATTGCTCCCCAAAGTAGTGATGGCATCCATCAACTGCCGGAGTTCCTGTATTGTTGCAGGTTTCGGCATTGCTGCCGCCACACTACGCAAATACAAATCCAGCATCTGAGGAAGATAGCTGTGATTGGAATGAGTGATATTCAAGGCCTTCACTACATCCGATGCCGACATCGGGTCTACATGAATCATCGGAAAGCGTCTCAAGAGAGCTTCGTGAAATTCGCGTTCGTCGTTGGCGGTTATGAAGATGGTGAGATTATCCATTTCGGCATATACCTCTCCTCCTTCGACACCGGGGATCGAAAGCCTTCCATATTGCAGAAAATCCAAAAAGAAACCATCGACGCTCGGTCTGGTTTTATCCCATTCGTCGAGCATCAATATTACTGGCTTCTTTCGTGATTCACAGGCAGCACGAAACAATTTGCCCTTTGATACCTTGACGCCGGAGGTAGTATTCTCCGACGGCATGAGTTTCACGAGCAAATCTTCTTCGCGAGTGCCTTGAGTGCATTGGTGTACGTACAGAGGCCGATTCAACACTTGAGCAAGTATTTGAGGCAAATAGGACTTTCCAGTCCCTGCCATTCCATAAAGAAACGCCCCGCCCATCGGCTTACTGTTTATTGAAGTCAGAACTTTTGCCGCAAACTCTTCACTGCAGATATAACCTCTGTCGTTGAGCCTTTGGTGTAGTTCTGGGACTTCAAGCGTCCAGTTGGGCATTTCCCGAGGATCGGTACTTTGCTTGTTCGGCATGTTTCACTTCCTTTTTTTTAACGTGCCGACCCCAACGCTCCGTTGGTTTCATACCTCCAATTCCACGAATCGGCACTAAAGTCTAAATCTTTAGGGATTGAAACGAAGGCTGGTGCGGATAGTTACAACGCCAAGTCATGCTTGACATGCACGTGCCACCGATACCAGCCCAAGTTTCATTTGCACTACGTCTTGAATCTAGCTCCATAAAGGTCTTTAAGGTTTTTCAGGTGCTCCAATCGTTTTGCAGCTGATCCATTCGGCTTTATTTTGCCTTTTGCCTTAAGACCCTCGTAAACGAGTATCAACTCGCGTAGAGTTATTGACGATGTCGTACTTTTCACTTTTGCCGGTTTATCCGACTTATTTGATGAAAGCGTCATTTCGCCTCCTTTTTTTCTGAAAACAGCATGTCTCTGGTTTTCTCCGCCGACTTATGTATGGCATCCATCATTTCATCGACACTGTCCATAACTTCAAGCATTCTCACCATGTCTTCATGACTCGACATGCCAGTCATGGCATCAACCAGCTCTCCGATTGCATCGGAAACTCCAACCCAACTGTTTATCAGCTTTGTTCTTTGTTCTTTGTTCATGTTGCTTTTCCCTATTAAATAATTGCCCTGATTATCTGAAAGAATATATTCAGCATACAGAAAATCACGAACAGATAAAAAGCTTCGTCGCTAGACAGAAATTTAATTATCTTGTCTACCATTTCAATGCTCTCTTCGCCATGCTCACCAACATTCCCCATACGAGAAGAGATAATGCCAGCACCAATGACGATATGCTGATGAAGAACAGGTTTGCCACCCATTCCCAAACATCTAAAAATATCATTTTGTGCTCCTTTTTTTACCTGTGTTGTAAAATATTGCGTAAAGTTGAGATTTTCTCATCTTCATAAATCTTGAAGGCGTAAGATTAAATCTTTTGGATGCCCATTGAACGAGCTCTTTCTTATTGGAGTAAGGACATCTCATCTGCCCAACAACTTGCGTATCTCCGACTTATACTTCGCTTCATCAATAGTTCCAGCATCATAATAATTGAACAATCGCTTCATTTGGTCGTATTTCCATTCCTTCTCGCTCTTCTCAAAGGTTACGAGCTTGTTTGGAACATAACGCATACCCTTCGGCATGCCTTTATATACATCTTTAAATTTTGGTTGCTCCATATTCAGAGTCACTGCGTCATTCGACCTGTAATTGGTTATCAATACGGGCAATCCCTTTTCAACGCCTTCTTCATCCAAATACATGGGTTTATAGCGTCTGAAAAATTCATTTACAAATGCCTTTTGATCTCTTGCAGGTATGTGAATCACATGCTCCACTCCAAGGCAACTAAATCTTATTTTATTTCTTTTTTCTATTGCAACAGTCATGAGAGTGTCATAACATTTGGTGTCTTTTATTTTATCTGACATCATTAAATCTTTTATTGTTGTATTATTCGTTTATTTGTTCTAAAAACCACTCTAAACCAATGACTATTTCGAAGAGGTCTTTCTGAGACTCCTCTACAAAATCACATTTGAAACATGTTAAAACATTGATTGTTTCATTTATTTGTTTTGTTATTTTATTTATATCATCGTTTTTAAACACAGTTTGAGTCTGTGAAGTCTCAAAAGGTGTTTTTTCTTTTGTTGTTAGTGTCATTTGGTGTCTCTTTTGTTGTTGTTTAAATCTTTGGTGTTTTTAAAATTTTAAACGACTGATTACATCGAGTGTCGTTATTACTTCTTTGAGTTCGTTTTTAATTGGTTGGATGTTTTCATCATCTTCAAACCAAGAAACAATGAATTCATAAACATTGTCAAGTGTTTCCTTATTGTCTTTTATAATCTCGGTGACATCTAAACAATTTCCATCACATTCATTATTATTTGGACAATATTTTATTTTTGTTGTCATATTTCCTTACCTGTGTTGGTGTTTACTGTGTGTGTTAGGATTAACTGTTTAAAAGAGGGGATATCTACTATGACATCCCCTCTTCAATGGTATGTGTTATTTAGGTTTGTATGTCGTTTTCATGACAACTCTACCTTCTGGTGTCTTGATGTACTCACGGAAGAAAACATGAGGTTTGTACATCTTCCCAGACTTACCGATAAAAACATCATTCTCGTTACTATTCTCGTTGATGATTGTCATTATTTTCGACTTGGTGTCGTTCATAATGTCGGAATAGTCCTCCATGTTCCGATTCCCTATCCCTTCTGATGAAGGTGGTCTTTGGTTCATGAGTCCGAGTGTCTTAACCTTAACTCTGACCATCTCGACATTATATGTCTTGGTCTTTTGGTCGAAACATTCGTAGAGGTGTGTTTTCCAGTTCTTACCACCGATATTGATAAGGTTCTTATTGTTGACAGAGTCAACAAACCAGTCCAATATGGTGATGTTTGAGGGTAGAGGAGGTAGTGAATCCAACACAGACACCGGTGAAGGTGTCGTTTGAGTATCTTTACCCATGTTAGTTAATCTCCTTTTTCATGATCAGAAGTTACGATGATATAATTTAATAATCAATAAACCATTGGTAGACTATATTTATTGAGTCCATCAATAAAAAATCTTAGATTACATATAGCCTACATTATGTATAATTAATTTTAACCCAAAACTTTAATCTCAATAAGAAAACAACCGGGATGGGGGCGGGGTAAAAGAAGGCCCCACATTGTAAGCCTATTTTTCCAATTTCCACACGTTTTAAGTTATTTCTTTAATTACTTTAGCTTTGCTATAGCTATGGCTATGGCTATGCTATGGCTATTGCTATGCTATATATATATATATAATAGGGAATCTTTATGTTTTTAACGGGAATCGGGATTGTTCTTGTTTTTATGGTTAGATTCTTCTTATATTGACGTCCAATAAAACTGGAGTCTTGAAATAATGAAAAAGAGTAGGAAATCCAATAAATTGTTCAAATCGGTGCTGAAGGCTTTGAAAAAGCCAGTGAAATTGCCGTTTAAGTTTAAGAAATGGTAGTGCCTCTGCCGATGACTTCCCTTATTTCTTCAGCAAGGAAACACTGTGCAAACTGGAATGACGGCGACTGCCTTGGTTGTATGATAAAAGTGTCCGATAAATCCATAATTTTTAGGGTTTCAGGCAGATTTGCAGGATTTCCGTGTCAAGTGTGCGACAAATGCGACTATTTCGACAGAATAGTGGTGCCGGGTATCAAAAATGAAGCTTGATAGTCTTGATTTGGTGGATACCATAGGCAGACTGCGTGAGATATGTAGAAAACTTAACGTTTCCAAGATTATCGATGGTAATGCAGATCAGATAGAGATGATTGTGGAAATAAAGGAGAGAGTGATGTCCCTTGAAGTGGAAAGAGTGGATATGGGAAACGTCGATCTTATGGAATACAGGGCCTGATATGGGCAAGAAAAAGATTCACAAAAGGGCCGTAATAGTTCCGGACATACATTTCCCATTGCAGGACGATCCTGCCGTGGAAGTTGTGTTGAAGTCCATAAAAATGGTAAAGCCGAATATATTCGTGTGTCTTGGAGACCTTGGCGAATGGAAAAGTGTTTCTCCTTTCAAATACAAGCGCCGTAAGAGGCCTCCTCTTGAATACGTGATAGAAGACCTTCAAAAGGAAATCGATGCCGTTGAAAAAGGGCTGGACAGGTTTGATAAGGTATTGAAATCGGTGAAATGCTCGGAAATGCACATGATTGAGGGCAATCACGATAATTGGTTGAATTTCTTTGTGGAGGAATATCCCTATCTAAAGAAGTTCAGATTCGAAAATGCCATGCATTTGGCAGAAAGGGGATATAAATACCATCCTTACGGCAAATATTTGAAAATAGGAAAATTGTATTTTTATCACGGAGGTCATTATACGACCACGTATCATACGAAACAACATGCCGAGAAACTCGGTAAGAACGTGGTGTATGGACATATGCACGACGTTCAGAGACATGGCGTTACTCACGTCGATGGAGCCCATCATGGATTCTCATTGGGATGTCTTAAGGACATGAAGAGAGAAGCCAACCTGTGGCTTAGAGGCAGAATGCATAATTGGGCACATGCCTTTGCCATAGTCGATTGGTTCGAAGACGGAAACTTCAGAATAGACGTGATAGACATACATAAAGGAAAAACTTACGTATGGGGAAAACTCATAGACGGAAATGCAGCATCCGGAGGGGTGGCAAGGGCGAAGAGAAGTCATTAGGTTGGGAGTGATGCTGTGAAATCGAAACTGATTGGTAAAAAGACGGAACGACTGTATGATGATAAAGATGAGTTTTTAAATAACTCTGATGAGGAACTCTCTGGAGACTGGCGTACGTCAAAAACCGGCGATTGGGTTGTTTCTGACGATGGTCAGGTATGCCGAATACTTCATCGCGGAGCCTTTTCAGACGGCAAGGAGTACGTTCGTACCATACTTGGAACCTATCCCGTAAGAAAAAACGTTCTTATGCAGGGTGAAATTGCAGAGGACGTGTATAGATTCAGCAAATCAAACAAGAATAGAAAATATAGGATTGAAGACAAAAATCCAAATGGCAGGGAAATCGTGTTTGCCAAGTACGTGGCCAACGGAATGCCTCCGGATCAGGCTTATTTGAGAATATTCAAAACCAATGATTCGGTTTATTCCAAGAATGCGTCGTCGGCCCTGCTTAAAACCAAGAGGGTCAAGAAATTGATAAGTGAAGAAACAAAGAAAATGATGGGCAAGGTCGGTATCGATGAAGAATACTTGCTTCACAATACGAAATACGTCATAGACGATGAGGATGGCCGGGCTTCGGATAAGTTGAGAGCCATAGAAATGTTGATGAAAGTTTCCGGAATGTTCCCAAACGACAAGAAAACGGAATCGCTTACCGTGTTTCAGGGATTCAGCAAAGAACAACTGCAGTCTCTGAATAGTGGAAAAGCGAAGGCTTTGGGACATGCAGAAAAAGATATCACATAGCGATATATCATTATATACCATGCCGATTTACAACAGCAAGTCTAAAATATGCAAGGTATGCGAACGGGAAATGACCAATCACACCAAAATGATAGTCTTTGGAGAGACGTTCGTTCCAGTTGGTTTCAGTTGCAGTCATTGCCGTTCCATATACGTTAACGACGACGTGTTGGTTGAAGTGGGCAGTCCCGACGGAGGAGACGTTCATGGCGAATCGTAGTAAGGAAGCCGATGCATTCAATATAATTCCTCCTCCATCCCAATCAAAGATAAACGACGAGGTTCTAAAACAATCGTTTAAGGACTTGCTTTATTTCGGAAGAGCATTTCTTCCTAAGGATTTTCTAGATAAAAGCTCTTCTCCAAAGTTTCACTATGAAGTTGCCGAAAAGCTGATGTCCACCAAACCTGCAGCCAGAATCTGCAACATACTTCCAAGAGGTTTCGGGAAATCGATACTTGCCAAAGCGGCAGTTATGCATAAGATGCTGTTCTCTCCTCAGGGAGATAGGCTGTTTACGGCATGGGTTGCCGAAGAACAGGGACAGGCCATCGATCACATCAAGTATCTTAAGTCTCATTTCGAGTATAATGATAAGATAAGATATTATTTTGGCAATTTGGCCGGAGATGCCGTAGGAAAAAGATGGACTGAGAAGGATATCGTTTCTGCCAAGGGAGACAGGATCATTGCCAAGGGAACCAGTCAGCGTCTTAGGGGTAGAACTGAAATCGACGTTAGGTACACCGGCATCATTTTGGACGATTTCGAATCTGAACTGAATACGAAGACTCCAGAAAGGAGAGACGAGATCAAGAAATGGATCGTATCTACCGTATTTCCCGCCTTGGAGGAATCTCCCGGTAGGGAAGGATGGATATGGTTGGCCGGGACAATCGTGCATTACGACAGTTTTCTGCAAATGGTGGTTGATGGATATAGGGATGCTGAGAAACACGGAAGGGAATATCCTTGGGACGTGACTTTCTACAGGGCCATCGAAAACGACAAACCGTTGTGGCCTCAACAATTCCCTCTTAAAAAACTGGAGACGAAGAAAAAAGAATTTATTGAAGCAGGAATGGTCAACAAATATGCTCAAGAGTATATGAACGACGCCAGAGACATTTCCGATGCTTCATTCAAGATAGATAGGATATTAAAACACAATCATACTTTTGTGTCCAGAAACAAATTCTGTTATCTTGAGGATAAGGACGGAGACTTCATTCCCATAAACGTGTATATCGGAGTGGACGTTGCAGCCACTGCCACAAAGAAATCGGATTTTCAGGTAATAGTGGTTATTGGGATCGATAAGAACAAGAATCGATATCTGTTGGAATATTTCCATGAACGGATACCTACTTTCGACATGCCGGAAAAGATAGTTGAACTTGCCAAGAAGTACAGTCCCGTAAAAAGGGTGACTATAGAAACCGTTGCCGCTCAGGAAATGGTCAGGGATATGGTTACGAGAATTGCCGTAAAGGACAGGAGGTTGATACCGGGGATGTTCAAGGGAGTGAGACCTCCCGCCGGAATTAAAAAGGAAGACAGATTGGAAACTTCGCTGGGCCCTATAGTTAATTCCAAGAAATTGTACGAAGACCGGCCATGACTGAAATCATAGATGAGTTCTTCGAACACCCTTTTGCAAAACACGACGATCTTATGGATGGATTGTATTATGCCGATTATTTTGCCAAGCCTCCTCTCAGCGGTAAGGTCAGTAAGACTAAGATGGATAAGGATACCGGAAAGAAAGTATCAGGTAAAAAATACAACTGGTTTACCGGCGCAAGAATAAATTGAAAAAAGATATTTTTTTTATTGACATTGTAAAAAAATAGTGCTTAACTTCTAAAGTATCAATGCAAATACAGGAAGACCCAAGAGCTAAGACCAATAGGGAGCTTTATAGGCGTTATAGGGACGCTCGCTCCGATTGGGATACCGAGGCCCGTAACGACATAGACTTTTTTTACGGCAATCATTTCAGTAGTAATGAAGTTGATGAGCTGGAAAGTCGCAATCAGGCTGCGGTTCCTATGGACAGATGTGGCCCCGCCGTAGAGAAGTTGAAGGCAATGTTGACTTCTTCCGCTCCGGCGTTTACGGTAATACCCAGAGAAGATTCCGACGTTAAGATGGCCAAGATGTGGCGTGTCATAATAAGCTACGTTTGGGAAATATCCGATGGCAATTCACAGTTGAAGGAGGCCATTCACGATCATAGTACTTCCGGATTGGGTTATTTGTATGCTTATATCGATGCCGATTCGGATTTTGGAAAAGGAGAAGTTAAGTTTACGAGCGTCAATCCGTTTAGGGTATACGTTCCGTCTTCCAGTAGGGACAGGTATTTCAATGATGCCTCAAATATAGTATTATCGACTATACTTACCAAAGATCAAATTTTAAGTATATATCCTGAACTTGGGCCTCAGGTAGACGAAGAAACTGGTGAAGTAACTGAAATTTTAAAAAATATTTCAGGTTATAGTGATGACGAGGATTATCCTTCATCTCAAAACAGCAATCAGCAAAAGACTTGGACTCCTGCCGAGGCCAAGGATTTGGAGACTACTCATCAGGAAAAATATCAGGTACTGGAAAGATTTTATAAGACTAAAATTCCTTTTTATCAGATTGTCGATGCCCAGAGTCAGGAAGAGATGATATTGAATGAAGAGGAATTTCATAAGTTTCTTGAAGAAAATCCCGAAGTTTTCGAAAAGGGATTGATACAGTTCCAAGAAATTTTGCAGACCCGTGTTGCGGTAGTGGCATCCGTTGGAGAAATCGTTTTGTATGAAGCGGTTCTCAATACTGATATATACCCAATAGTACCATTGCCCAATATTTACAGTGGTACTCCCTATCCGAGGTCGGACATATCTAGGGCGAGACCCATGCAGAGACTGTTAAACAAATTGTGGTCTCTGGCATTGTCTCATGCTCAGGCTTCTGCGGGTCTGAAATTAATTGTTCCAATAGGCAGTGTCGACGATTTGAGTCAACTCGAGCAGGATTGGTCAAATCCAAATGCCGTCATAGAAGTCGATAGTTCTCAGGGAGAGCCTCATTTTCCGGCTCCGACTCCATTGGCCGGTGAATTCTACAAGTTGATTCAATCATGCGAGTTCTACATAGATTTTACGTTTGGGCTTCCGGAGTTGATGCACGGATTTGCCGAAAAGGCTCCTGATACGGTAAGGGGAACCGAAAGGATGTTGGCTCAGGGGGCTGAACGTCCCAAATCAAAATTGAGAGATATAGAATTAAGTCTTAGAAAACTTGGTCAGGTCGTTTATGGTCTTTCCAAGGGACATTATACGTTTAAAAAGATTTTTAGGCTGGTGCAGGCCAACAATAACGTCAATGAAGTTATGGCAAACTACTACGACGACTACAGTGAGACCGTCATGGATATTCAAAAGGATAGACATCTCATTGGACAGCATGATGTCAGCATAGAGCCGGGTTCCACGTTGCCGACCAGTAAGTGGACTGAGTATCAAGTTTATGCGGAGGCATACCAAATGGGATTGATAGACAGGGTTGAAGTGATAAAGAAGAATCCGGAAATTTTTGACAAGGAAGGTCTTATTCAGAGAATGGGTGAGATTCAGCAGCTGCAGGGACAAGTCCAGCAGCTTACCGAACAAAACAAAGAATTGCAGGGAGACTTGCAGACGGCGCAAAGAGAGTCTGTATCCGACAGGAAACGGGTTGAAGTTGAGAAATTTAAATCCAAGCTTACCGGGGTACAGTCTGACGCTAAGGCCGACAGGCGAATACAATCAAACAAACTCAATAATGCAGTGCAGCTTGAAATGGAAAAATTGAGGCCCCAAATTGAAGAATTTGGAGAAGGGCTCGGTTCCATTCCTGAAATTTAAGGACATTGCAGGGAGAAAATCATGAGTGAAGTCAATGTAGAAGGTCAGGTATTGGAAGATACTGGTTTTAATGAAGAGCAGGTATACGGAGATGTGCCTGTAGCTGATAGGGGAGTAAACAGAAGTGAAACTCATCACGTGGATTGGGAAAATGAAACTAAGAAGTTTCAGTCTATGTATGATAAACAGAAATCTGAAAACAACAAGATGAAACAAGACATGAACTATTTGGTGGGTGAAGTCACTAAAAATCAGAGACAAGCCAGTGTCAATAATCAACCTTCATTACCCGAGGATGAATTTAATCCTTGGGATGCGTATTATAAACCGGATTCACCGAGCTTTAAGTTCCGGCAACAGCAGGAAAGTAAAGTGGTGAATCAGGCAATTGGTGCACAGAATGCAAAAATGCAGGAAGACATGATGATAAATAATACGGTAAATGATCTGAAGAGCGTTTATAAGATGCCGGAATCGGATATTCGTGAATTTATGGAATGGTCAACCGATCCAAGCAGCAGTTTAAACTTGGATACTTTGGTGAACGTTTTTAATTCAAGGAATAAATCGGGTTCCATGCCATCCAATGAACCTGTTCCAGATTCATTTAATGCGGTAAAAGCCGCACGAGAGGCTCCCCGTACTGCAGGAGTCCTACAAGGCCAAGAGGCCGATCAACCAAAGTCTGAAAAAGACCAGATGTGGGACGCCATCATGAGTGCGGGAAGCAGGAGTAATGTTTTACACAAATAAACTAAGGAGTACTGAATATGGCAACATATAGTGCTGGCAGTTTATCGGCTGGTGGATCAAGAACTCCGGGTACCTCTGCAACTGATTTTCACACAAGACGATTATTCGACTTCAGTGATAGAGTTTCAGAATTATCCCCGGAAGAGTCTCCATTTTTCGTATATCTGTCGAGAGTGGCAAAAGTTCCCACTTCAGATTCTCAGTTTCGATTTTTAGAAGATAGAACTAAAGTATCAATTACCGATAGGGCTTTCTTGGCTCAGGCAGCCGTTACGGTTGCTGCAGCCGGTAGTTCAACGTCGATAACGTTTGATACGACAGGAGGGGCTAACGTCGCATGGCTTATCCCCGGTATGGTAGTTTCTATTGGAGAAGACGACGATTCAACGTCTCAGCCTGAATGGTGTACTGTTCGGTTGGATAGTGTTGTTCAGACGTCTTCTACCGTAACGACAGTATCAGCAACTACTATTGCTGCAGCCAATGCTTCTACAACGGCTGTAGACGACAATACGAAGTGCACTGTTATCGGAACTGCATTTGAAGAAGGTTCTGGAGCTCCAGACGTTTGGTCTCAAAAGCTTGATCACGATTATGGATATTGTCAGATATTCAAAACGGCTGCTGAAATGTCGAATACGGCTAGGGCAACTGTTTATCGTGGATATGCCGATGAGTGGCAACGTATCTGGAACTTAAAACTTAGGGAACATAAGATCGATATTGAGCGGGCTATGCTTTTTGGTATGCGCGGCAGTCAGAACAGTATTAACTATACTGACGGTATTGCAGGGCATATTATTGCAAATTCACAGTCTCAGGCAGTGTTGGATGGTAGTCAAATGTCCTATACGGAAGATAAGGCTTACCTAAAATCCAATACGGCAGCTCAATGGACTTATGATGACCTTCTTTCTGATTTCGAAGTTATATTCGACCCGGCAAGGGGTGGAAGTTCGGCAAAACTGGCCTTGGCCAGTCTTCCGGTCATTTCACACTTTAACAAACTGGGTGGTTTTGTTGATGCTTCCATGGCTGCAGCAAGTGATGGAACGTCATTGTATAACTTTGAAAGAAGTAAGGGTTCATTCGGACATCGTATAACTCGGATAGAAACCGTTCATGGTGAAGTTTCGCTTGTCAAAGAACCTCTTTTCAGGGGTATGGCAGCAGGTTTCCTGTGTATGGTCGATCTAGATCACGTATCCTACCGGCCTTTGGTTGGTAATGGTATTAACCGAGATACTTCAATCCAAACTAACGTTCAGGCAGCAGATGAAGATTTGCGGAAAGACATGATCCTCACGGAAGCAGGTCTTGAAGTTGGTCTTCCTGAAACTCATGCCTTGATTAATTTGGAGGGTGTCTAAGATGAGAAGTGATTATCTAAATCAAAATAGCGGTCAAACAGCCGGATTTAAAAAGAAAGTTGAAGAAATAAAAGTAGCTCGTACACTAACTAATGATGATAGTGGAAAAGTATTTACTCTTTCTTCTGCCGGTGGTGCTTACACAATAACACTTCCAACTGCTACTAGCGGTGAAGAAGGTGTTCATTATAGATTCATCGTAAAAGAAGAAACTCCAACTGCTGCTATTACTATAGCGGCTGGAAGCGCAATCGTTAGTTTTGTAATGAAAGACGCTGGTGGCAATGCTTCTAATTCAACAGCAGGTACACAAATTTCCAATGTAATTGTTGGAACTTCTGCTCAAAAAGGTGATTACCTTGAGTTATTGTGGACTGATGGAGAATACGTTGGAAGCGCACTTTCTAGTATTGATGACGCAATCACTACATCGTAAACTTAACAAATAAAGTTAGCAGTGGGAACTGTGGGGGCTGTCGTATAAAGGGCGGCCCCCAAAATCCAAAGAATTTTTTGACAATCAACAAGCTCGTTCACGGACGGTCAGTCCTTAGGGCAGGAGGAGAATATGGCATTTAAAAAATCTTTAAGTAATTTTACGGTAGCGGAAGCTCAAAATGCACAATTAGGTCAAAATGGTGCCGTTATAATAGACGGTACTGATGAAATAACCGGCCCATTTGTTGCGGTTACGGCTTTGGCTGCAGCTGTAGTGGATACGTCGGAATGCACTACAAATCTATCAGGAACCGTACCGGCAACGTTTGCGATTCCAGTTGGAACTACAATATATGGATTGTTTGATTCAATAGAACTGGATAGTGGTGCCGTCATAGCCTATTATTCATAATGGCTAATTGCATACATTGTTCCAATCCCAATCCGGAGAGTTGGTTTTACTGCAAAAAATGTGGTCGTAAAACTTCCGAATCCAAGTTTACCACAAATTTGTATATGATGAGTGATTTGGGAAAAAGAACCGATATTGAACTAACTGCTACAACAGTAGAAGAAGATATCAAAAAAATGAATAGGAGAAATCATGCCAAAAGTTGGTAAGAAACATTATACCTATGATCCAAAGGGAAAAGCGGCAGCTAAGAAAGCAAGAAAAAGACGAGCTAAGAAAGCAAGAAAAAGACGAGCTAAGAAGAAATAATGGCCGGTAATCTTAAAGTCAGGATACATGAAAATATTGTATTGAACAATACCAGTTACAGTTCAAAACGAACTTATACGAAATCAGGTATAAATGAAGCCATTAAAAGAATTGTTTCGGTATCGACTACCGAGACTGGCCTTGTAGGATTTGATGAGGCAAATTCAGATAATTTAGGTAAAAGCCACGTAGCAGGTTTATTTGACGAGGATGAAGTTTTCTATATTAGGATTACTAATTTGGATGATACCAATCATATTATTTTAACTTTTAAGGATGAAAATGGTGTTGAATTTGTCATTAAAGTCGATGCAGGTCATTCATTCATATATCCCGGTGATAACAGTACTGGAGTGGTAAATAGTATGAGAGCGGATGATCAAGCTTTGTCGTTGTCAAGTTTAGGTGATTTAGTTGATATTACGGCGACTGCCGATACTGATTCATGTAACGTTGAAGTGTTTGTGGCGAGTACCTGATGGCAATTTTAAAAGTAAAATTAAGTGAACAACTTATTATTGAGAATCAAGATTATGGTTCTGAGAATATTTTGGAAATCAGCGGTATAAATGAGATAGTAAAAAGATGTGTGACCGTTACTACAACCGAAACTGGATTGATTGGATTTGCAACTGCAAACTCAACGGATTTGTCAAAAAGTTATTTGGCCGGTGTATTCGATGAAGATGAAGTAAGATATATTAGGATTACTAATTTGGACGATACCAATCATATTAGTTTAACGTGTAGAAATGAGTCAACTGACGAGTTTCAGTTAGTTGTCGATTATGGACATTCTTTTTTCTATCCTTGCGACAACAGTGGTGGAGTGGTTGATACTATGGATGCCAAAGATGGAGCAATAACAACAAAAACTCTTGCCGATCTGGTCGATATTACGGCAACTGCCGATACGTCGTCATGTAACGTAGAAGTATTTGTGGGGAGTGCATAATGGCTACTTTTGAAGCACAAGTGGAAGGATTGACGAGCTTGGCGATAGACGGCAGTAGTGCTCCGACTCAAACGGAACTTACTCAGTTTTTAACGGATGGGGCTAAGGAAGTAATTAATCAGTTGCCAAAAAATCTTTTACCACTGTGTGCTGCTTCAGTGTCGGTTACTGCTGGGACTGCAAGTACGTTGAATACCGGCAAAATATTGAACGTTTTTAGAAACGATGGAGATATAGATCATCCATGTCGTAGAATTCCGGCTAATCTGAAAGGAAGGGTTAAAGACCCTGACGAAATGATGTATGCAACTATTTCAGACCCAATTTATTACGTAGATAATAATACTTTAACCGTTTTGCCTAGTGGTAGTACTGGTTCTTATTCTGAAGTTGCATATCCAACTCCGGCTTATGGAGATTCTGCGATAGCGGTATTCCCTGATGAGGCCGAATATCTTGTTGTTCTATATGCAGCCATCAAATCGTTACAGAACGTATTGGGAAATAAATCATCTAATTCCGACATTACCACGGCATTGACTGCCATGAATACGGAACTTGACGAAACTCAGGCAGTATGTGATAAAATAGATGCTGATTTGGTTCTTGCAAAGGCTGAAGTCGTACTTGCAAAAGCAGAAGCGGCTGAACTTGCAACACAAACAGACAATAGTAGTGATTTCGCAACGGCTTTAACTGCAATAAATACAGAATTAGATAAAGTAGATGATGTTATTGTAGAAGCAAGTACAGAGTTTGATAAGGTTGACAATGTAATTGTTGAAGGAAGTACAGAACTTGATAAATCTACCGCATTGTTAGATTTAGGTGAGACTGATACGGAAGGGGCTGTTAATACGTCTTTGGCTAAATTTATTACGGAATTGGATGAAACTCAGACAGTATGTGATTTGATTAATACGCAAGTTGATAGTGCTGTTAGTGAATTAGCAGAAGCTGCAACTCTTGTTGATTCTAGTATAGATACAGCAGTAGCTGCTATTACTACAGCTCTTGGTAGAGTAAATACTGCAGTTGCTTTAGCTAATGCTGAATTTGATTTAGTTAATCCTGAAGTTGATTTAGCGAATGCTCAGGTTGATTCTGAAGATGTGGAAATTGCTCAAGGATATCTTTCTACGGCTCAAGGATATGCAAATGCTGGTTCTCAATATATTAGTGAGGCTCAGGCATCTCTAAGTGAAGCTCAGGGATATGTCGGTGAAGTATCGGCTAGGACTGGTCATGTTGGTTCTCAAGTTGCAGTAGCACAAGGATATATTTCAGCTGCTCAAGGGTATTCAAATGAAATACAATCTAAAATTGCCATTGTAAATGGGTATGTAGCTGAAGTAACTCAAAGATTATCTCAAGCTAGGGCTAAAAGAGAAGAATCTCAATCAAGATTGTCGGCTGGTAATGCTTATCTTCAAGAAGCTCAAGCATATGTATCTCAAGGTAATGCTTATATTTCAGAGGCTCAAGCATACATTTCTCAGGCTCAGGGGTATGGTAATGAAGTTAGTTCTAGAGCTGGTTTTAGTTCTGCTAAATCACAGGCAATTCAAGGTCATATAAGTACAGCTCAAGCCTATGTATCGACAGCTCAAGGATTTGGGAATGAAGTACAGTCTAAAATAGGTATTGCACAAGGATATGGCAATGAAGTTCAATCTAGACTTGCGGTAGATACTGCACATTATTCATGGTATGAAAAACAGCAAGCAAAGTTACAACAAGACTATGATAAAGGTATACAGGTATTGAAATAAAAAATGGCAACTCATAAAATATCGGTAAAGCAGGTTGTAAGTCGGATTCGTCAGGTGTTTCCTGAAGCTTCCGAGAATTACGTTTTGAATTTAATTAATGATTCATTGGTTGAAATTGGTATGTTCAGTACGAAGCCGGTACAGGCTAAGATGAGTACCGTTGCAGATCAGATGTGGTACAAAATAGGAGATGATGCTAAGGATTCTAGTGGAAACAAGTTCGAGGCAAACAAGATTTTTAGAGTGGATTTGATGGATTCGGATGGTGATTACATTCAAATACCAAGACTTATAGATAAAAATATTTTACTTATGGATGCCGATTCAAGCGAATCTGCACTCACAACACCGGACAATAAATAATGGCCAGCAGTATTAAATATCCAGACGATAGAGCAAGATGGTTCATAGAAGGCGACAAGCTTTGTCTTATAACAAACGTAGACAGTGACGGCAATACGAGAACTACGGAAAGAAAACAGTGGAAGGCCATATCGGAGGCCGTAACCAATGGACTATTGCTTCATTATTATGCCGAACCAAATAGTGTTCTTTCGATTAATGATGAATTGGATTTGGACAATACTATGCATTTGGCAATAGTAGACTACGTAAAAAAATGTCTGTATATGGATAAGGCAGGACAATCAACCGATCCAAACTTAACGGCCTCGGCAATGCAGTTGTCTGGTATGCATCAAAGAAATTTTGACGATTCCATAAAACGATATGGAATGAGAAAACGTGATAAAACTGGTGGCAGTAGAGTACTGAAATCAGTTAGTTTAATGTAATATACTCGGATAGGGAGCATTCTCGCCCCACAGGTCGAGTAAATACAATAGGAGAATAGAATGGCAGACCTACAAAGGTTTAGAACACATGAGGCATTGAATACCACCGCAGCCGGTGGATTTTCGGTGGCCGATGCATCATCAGGCGGATTGGGAGGCAGTTCTGGTGCTCAAGTCAGGGCATCTTCCAATGCCGACGTTACAGATACCAAACATATGGATTTATCTTTTGATACGTTTCAATTATTGGTATACGCTGCAGGTGATATATATTTTAATTTTGCAACTTCTGATTTGGATATAGATACCGATATAGATTTAATATTGCCCGGAGGGAGTTTGACGAGCATTGCAGTCCCAATAAGTATTTCTGGATCATCAGGGAGTACCTCCGGTAAAATAATCAGATTTAATTTCTTGTCTACTTCAACGACTGTACATGCAGTCAGGATAGTGGAGGTTTAACATGCTGGATGGATTATTAAGTTCAGCTGGATTTCTAAGTTCTGGAGGTACAATCGGTGGAGACCTGACCATTTCAGGTGATTTAACTGTAAGTGGTGATAGTAGTGGAGCATATAGTGAGATAATAACTGATGGATTGCAAATCACTAAAGACACAGATGGTGAATTTGTTTCATTAATTTTAGTTAATCAGAGTGATGCCGCTGATACAACAGGTATTATTTCACAAAGATTCGACTTAGAAGATACTGGTGGTACTGCTGTTGATTCAGGTAAGATACTTGTAGGTAAGGAAGCATCATTTACTGCTACGTCATCTACTCAAGATTCTTATATGGCTTTTCAGACGAGTTTGAATGGTTCATTAGCTGAAAAAGTACGTATCACTTCAGCGGGCAATGTCGGGATTGGAGCTTCTCCATCTACAACATTACATCTTACTAATACTGCAAATGATGCTACTGCTCCTGAATTAAGACTTCAAAATACAAGAGCAGGAGGTGCTGGTTCAGATGGTGATGATGCTGGTACTATATCTTTTTATGCAAGTGATGCTGGAAGTAATTCAGAAGAAATGTCCACTATTCTT